CAATGATGTTGTAGATACCCTCGGAAGTACCGCCACCTGCATTGAAGATGTCATCAGATAGCAGTCCTTGCTTAGGCATCCTGCCGATCTTCTCATCGGTCAACAACTTGTTGATTACATAGTCAGCCGCCTTGTTCCACCGCCGTGCTGTACGCTCACCTCGCCGATAGTTATGCTCAAGCATGGGGTGAAAGCACTCGTGTGCTACAAGGAACTTCAACTCCTCGTCGGTCAACTCACCGATAAAGTCAGGGTTAAACAGCACACGCTTGCCATTGGTCGCCGCAGTAGGGATACGCCGATCAAGTAAGAACGGCATATTCAAAGCGATAGTTCCAATGAACGGATGCTCTAGCACTAGGCTAGTCTTGGCTTTCGCCAAGCGAATCTTTAACTTCGCCTCCTCAGCAGGGCTGATGGGCTTTACTTCTTGTTTAGCTATTACTGTTGTCATAATTCTTCTCCATGAGAGTTGCTTCAACATCTACAATTACGCTCTGCACTGCATCGCGCAGTAGCGGGTCAACGATAGACATGTTCTCGTTAATACAACGATCAGTTTCTTCAGGCGTAAGTCCTTTCCATCCAAAGTTCTCAGCCATACCTGTGTTGTACCCTTCAGTAAATCCATCCTGATACCCAAAGCCATACGATTCTTCGTGGGTTTCACCTACTGAACCCTCGGTTGATGCTTGGGTAGAGCCGAACACATGACCACAGTTATCACATCGGTATGTTGTTCGATTACGAATCTTACCTGCCCTAAAACGCAGTACTTCAAACTTATCTTTACTACATTTAGGGCACAGCATCCTCAACTCTGTAATCTGCACTGTCGTCATCATTACGCTCCCATAAATACGGACATCTTGTCCATGATGGCTTTGGCATCTGCCGCTGTGTCACGCCGCAAGTCAGGGTCATTACGCAGGGCATCAGGATGCTTGATTAAGTGTGCTTCTACTGCCTGTCTCATGCTCTCCAAGTTCGGGTCATCTGTAAAGTTTAAGCGAGGCAGTAAGGCACAGATTTCCCTAGCGTTCTCCACCATGCTGTCTCGAAAGATCGCTTTAGGATCAGCCAACTTCTCTGCCATATGCTTTACACGGTCGTATAGTCGTTGCCATACTTCGGTCATCGCTGTGGCCTGCGCCTCTGCAACACGCCGCTCAACATCTTGCTGTATGCGTGTCAACTCATCGCTGCCTATGCTCACCCTAAAGTCTGCCGTTGGCACAGGGAACACCGCCATGTCCATCTTAAACTTCTCACGCACAGTCTTAACCGACGGATAATCAGCAGGGTCATACAACTCACCAAGCACACGCTCTGCGTCAAGTTTAAGGTTGTCGTAGTTATCCACGAACTCATTGACCAAATACTCCCAGTCGTTCTTCTCCTTGTGGAAGTCAGTCATGAACGCCAAGTAGTTCGCAGAGGGTAGCATCATGGTGCCTTCAATGCCCCACGGCAGAGTGTTCTTGTAGAACTTCTCCCTTACATGGGTTGTTTTCTTATGCACATTGTCAAGTAAGGAGTTCATAGGCAATAGTGCCTTGTTGTACCTGCCTTGATCCACGAAGTTGTGGAATGTCTCAGCCACCTGCCTTGTGGCACGCTTGTCATACTTCCTCGCTGTCCATTGGGACACCGATAACTGCACTAATAATGCACGGTCAGATAGATTCATATCGTCACTCCTTGGTTAGAATAGAACTTCTTGGTGGTTGATCGACCACTTTACAAACGCTTGCGTGTTGGCTAGATCAGGGTTGCGACGGCAAGCATAGGACACCGTTAACACAGAGAACTCAGCAGGCATACGCTCTGCATATGTACATACTCGTTCCATGTTCGATTCAGTTGCCCGTTGAGCAATAGCACCAGCCAAAGCATAAAGAGTCGCAGGGTCACTTGGCACTTCTCCACTTGTTGGGTTTAACAGGATGGCATCAGGGTTGGGTAGTTTACGAAAGACTTTAAGGTAGCCAACAAATACTGCCGCTGCACCCTCGCCTACTGCACCCTTGATACACTCATACTCAGCCTCGGCGGGTACTGCACCAAGTACAGGGGATACACCTTCAACCCACGATCTAGGCGTTGGGTTCTTATCCCGCTGTGGATCGAAGTCATGTAGCAGGTCAGGCTTAAACCGTAGGAATGACACCACCTCAGGCTTTACATTGTTGTCAATCATCCACTTGGTCGAGTCATCAAGGTGTGTTTCAAACTCCAAGACAGTCTCGCGGTCACGAAGATGTGACAATATCTTGTTGGCACCTGCTCTATCCGACTGCCGATTACCTGTCGATACAATCTGCCACCCATCAGGCATAGGCACACCGTGTAAAGTTCTTGCTTGACAGATGTTGGCTAGTACCTTTTGCAACTCGGCATTGGCTTGGTTGCGGTCATCGAATAGCAGGATGCCGTTGTCAGGTGCCTTGCCTTTAACGGGATACCAATGAGGCATCTTGTAGGTGAATGAGTCACCCTCTGCCATCATGTCAGGCGCACCGAAGTCCTCTACAAGCATGGTCGGCATGTGCTGTTCAATCAGTGGCACACCCAATTCATCTGCAACTTGATGGACAATGGATGTCTTGCCTCCGCCTGGCGCACCTTCGATACACACCGTACGACGCATCTCAAAGAGATTCTTTAAAGTCTCACGCATTAAGCTGGCTCGCATTACATTACTCCTTTGTATAGTTTATGGTCAGGGCCAATAGACACCACAGCATTACCCATGCTGTCTCTTACCTTCTTTGCTTCAGTCTTTACTTCAAAGTACATGGGTTGCCCATCATCACCACGAACGATAGACCCCCCTTTTCCACGGCGCAGAACAAATAGTCGCTTCATTCAAAACCCCTTAATGAATACACAGTCACCAATGACACGGCTACCATCGGCTTGCACCCATGATTCACCGCACCCTACAAACCACTCCACTAGGATGACCGCTAGTAGAACGGCGAATAACACGGCGGCAATACCGCCCAAGATAATCTCTACCCATTTACTCATAGCATCGCTCCATCATGTACAACCTGCTTACCCCCCAATTCGGCAAGCACCACCGTCACTTCGTATGACTTAGCAGGTTTAACCTTAAACATTACAGCCGCCTTCTCCTGTGCTTGGTACGAAGTCTCGGCGTAAACTTCCAACTGCTTGCCCTTGTAAAAGGCTATGTATCCATTCATTTCGCTAACTCCTTCTCCAATTGTTGAATGTACTCAGCCAATCTACGCTTGGCTTGACGATGGAATAATTTCCTTGCCCTTGGATCCTTGCGTTTGCCACAACAGGGACACTTCATCCCCCCATTGCCGCATAAATAGGTGCGTTTATACAACCCCTTGGCACTCACTTTACAAGTCCCCCCTTGTTGTTTATCCCTTTGAGCAGGGATGTATCTGTAAACACCATGTAGTTGCTCTTGTGAAGTGGTGCTATGGTGTGCTTCTTCTGCTTGGCAATGTCCTCACCACAGGGTAAGCAGGTGCTATACCCCGCAGTCCACCGCTTGTACTCCACATGATTCCAATGGCACTGCGTACACAGATACCGCCTATCTTCATCAGCCATGAATGCCTCCCTGTTAAGATGCGTTGCTTTACAAGAGCCTGATACCCATCGCTCATAAGGGCGATCATCCCCCTAGTTCCAAGCAGAATCGTCTTGTCGGTCGGTCTAGCCTGTGACTTATGCCGTGCCGTAGTGCGGCTGTATCCATCCTCATTCTCAAACCACATGTCATTGGCATAGATGTAAAGCGGGAAGTGATAGCCGTAAGACACCACAACATACTGCTGTGCATTAGTAATACCGTTTTCCCCATAGAGGCGAATCCACTCCCCCCATAGATTGCTACCTTTAAAAGGTAGCCGTGCCGCTACATAAGAGCGGCACTTTGAATTGGCTACCTGTTTCATCAGATCACCCCGAACGCTGAGTCATCACCGTCATAGAACCACGATGTGTACTCATATATGCCGTTGGATAGTGGGTTCTCACCACCGAAGATGGGTTGAGCAGGGGACTCCTCTAGTCCTGCTTCTTCAAAGGAAAGGAAATCAATCAGGTCATCATCCATGTTTCATATCTCCACATGTAAAAGGGAGAGTGAGTCGGCACTCTCCAAACCGTCAATCATTAAGCAATATCCTGATACTTGCTAACCCGCTTGGTCACTGCTGATGGCTTACCGATCACCATACGGGGCTTACCAAACTTGGCGGCATGAATCTCTACCGTATTACCTGCTTCTTTAAGAGCCGCCTTAACCTTGGCAACAGGCAGTTGCTTGTCATCCCGTGTCAACTTCTCGCTAACCTCAGGGATATACAACGACCAACGGTCAATGCCACACTTCATCTTGGTCGCTGCCTCAAGCATCTTGTCAAGTGCCATGTCAACATCGGCTGCTGTAAGAGTCGAATCTACTGCACCCTTGTCAAGTAAGATGCCTTTGTCAGCGTGAAAACGGATACGGTATGTACCTTCATATGTATTAGCCATGCTAATTCTCCAGTAAAGTTATGTTTAAAGACCAAAGGATGTAAACACACGATCATTGATGTATGCCAAAGCACCACCTTTACTAATGAATTCCAAGGGATCTTCTCCTTGAAACTTTACAACATACTTGCTACCTACCTTTTTTAATGTCCACTTCATCGTGTAAACTCCGTGTATTAAAGGGTTAATAATTGCCGGAAAGCCCGACAACCTCAGTCTCGCCGAGCGGCGCCGCCGCGTCAAGTTTGCGCCATCTTCAGGGGTAAGTGTCAGGTTTACACGAAATAATCTAAACGATACATGTAAATGATCTAAATAATCTAGTGTCAAGTTGTATAGTTTAGATCGTGCAAGTTATTGATTCGTAAGGATATTGCGGTGCACAATCTAAATAATCTACGAATTTTTAAGTAATGTGTGAAAAAAATGGGAGAGCCTCCATGTTAGGAGTAGGGTTATTTCATCTTTTGCTTAAAAGGGCATTAAAAAAGAGTAGATTATTTATATCATCTATATCACTCTCTCTCTCTCTCAGTGGCTAAATCGGCCTGTATCCCAGTGGCTATAACAAACTTGACATACCTTACATGTTAAGTTATACGAGGTAGATTTGCAAAAAGGTGTCTATTAACCATTTAGATCAATAGATTGTGCAGTGCAGCATAGAAATCGTGTAAAGTTGTGTGTAAATTCGCGATGTACATGCGCGTTGTAAAGCGGGCCGCGTGTGCGAGCCATGACCCCCCGACGTATGGTACTTATTTTTAAAAATAAAAGACAAAAAGAAACCCGGCTTTCGCCGGGCTGGTATTACAGGGACATCACTACAACCAAGAACAGCCAAAGTATCGGTAGTAGAACAACGGCTGTCAGTAGGGCTTTGGTATCTTCGCTCATTTGGTTCTCCAAGGGTTAAGAGAAACCCGGCTTTCGCCGGGTTCCGGGTTGGTTAGTCTAGGATGGTCACAGACTTACGCTTTGTGTCGCCTTCGCTACGCTTCGGTAGAAGCGCAATGTAAGGGTTACCGTAGCGATTGACCAGTAAGACCGGCTCGGTTCCGCCCTTGGGTGTAAACAGAGCATAGGCGTTGATCTTGACCTTATGCTTCTTTGCCGCTTCCTGCATCACATCGTAGATCTGTGGTGCATCGACAGCCGTGTACTTACCTTCGGGGTTACGCTTTAACGCAACTTCATTCTTGGTATTAAGAATGACCGAAACTTTACCTTCAAATGTCTTTGAGGACATAATAGACTCCAGTAGTTAAGTTGTTAAAGAGCGGGTGCGGGATCGCACCCGCTGTCTCTGCGTTGTTCTGCATCGACAAATCCAGACTAACCAAACCTGACATTTGCGTCAAGTATCAAGCCAGCGCCTAGGGTTTGACGGGTGTTAGCGACCGCGACGAGCAAGCCAGCCAGCGCGTGGGCAGGCAGGGGGGAGGGGGGTACATGGATTGGCAGCCGCGACCCTGCCCCCGGATATCCCAACTCCTTAAACCAAGACCCAAAAAAAGTAGCTGTAAAGTTTTACCCGATCCAAAAAAATTTTGGGGCTAAAAAACAAACTACCCAAAAAAGTTGCGCATGTAATTTTTTGTGTTATAATTACGCCATGCGCACATACAAAAACTCCCTACCGCCTACTGAACGCCTCCAGCATGTGTTCCGGTACGACCCTGACACTGGCTACTTGTATTGGAGGAATCCCACACATCCCAACTGTACAGATGGGCCAATTCGTACCCGTGGCGGTGGATATTTATGGGTGTGCATTGATGGCCGACACTACACACAGCATCGGATAATTTGGGCGATACAGACGGGCAGCATCCCCGATGATATGGAGGTTGATCACATCAACCATGTACGCGACGACAACCGGTGGGTAAATCTGCAACTTCTTTTCCCAATAGACAACCAACGCAAAAAGCCGCCAAAGTACAAGACACGCCCATTAGATCAACGCCCACCCCGGAAAATTAAAATTAGACAATATGCCTCTGGCAATTGGGGGGCATTTGAATGGGATCACCCTACTCAAAAATATAAAAGCCTTGGCATATTTGGAACCCGCCAAGAAGCCGAAAGCGCCGAGATAAAATGTAAAGTTACGGCGTGTTAGACTTCTTGCGGGGCCGGTAACGAACGGATTCTGGCAAAGTGAGATTCGGTTTGTTGTACACACCCGGCCCCACCCCTTGACAGCCTTGTCATACTGCGACTACATTCGCGTCATGGATTCACTACCTCTACATCACACGAAGTGGAACGACCGCTTGGCGTTCGATGTTGCCTTGACCTTGGAAGGCAGTGGTGAAACGCTGCAAGAAGTAATCACCCGCCACAAGATCACCGCCGTTGATGTCCTCACCTTTAACAAAGACCCGATCTTTCTGAAGAAGGTAGACCACTACCGCACTGAGGTGCGGGAAAAGGGGATGACGTTTAAACTCAAAGCGCGGGCACAGGCTGAAGAACTCCTGACCACTTCTTGGTTATTGATCCACGACCCGGCTGTATCGCCCGCAGTTAAAGCTGATCTCATTAAGTCCACAGTCAAGTGGGCAGGGCTTGAACCCAAAGACAGCGTGCAGGCCGACATGGGTGGTGGCGGAGTGCGCATCATGATTAACCTTGGTACTAACCCCAACGACGTGCGTACGATCGAAGCACAAACTTTAGAGGCCGAAGATGTCACTGCCATCGAGCATTCGTGAATTGTTTACACAGATGTATGACGGCTTTCCAGCCGTGCGGTTGACCCGATCCATAGAAGCCAAGAACCTAGAGGCCACACTGCGAGAAGCGGGTGTGTCCTTCAAGACAAAAATTCATAACAAAAAGCGTGATGCGCAGTACATCGTCATGCTGGTCGAAGGTCACTGATGGCGATCGACATCAACTACACACCACCGCCTACGGGCAAGAAGTTCATGGAAAGTGACGCGAAGATGCGCGTCCTCATGGGGCCGGTGGGTTCGGGCAAGTCGGTCACTTGCTCCTTTGAGATTATTCGCAGGGCCAGCCTGCAAGAACCCAACGCTAACGGTGTGCGTAAAACACGGGCGGCGATAGTTCGTGAGACAGCACGGCAGTTGCAGGATACGACGATCAAGACATTTTTAGATTGGTTCCCGCCGGGGGTGTGTGGTGAGTACATGCGCACGACCAAGACTTACTTCTTCAAGGTAGGCGACGTGGAGTGCGAGATAATGTTCCGGGCGTTGGATGACTCGGACGATGTGGCTAACCTAAACTCCTTGGAGTTGTCGTTCGCTTGGTTTAACGAGTGTCGCGATATACACCCAGACATCGTGGATGCGATGAGTAAACGGGTGGGGCGCTTTCCGTCTAAGAAGGACGGTGGCCCGACGTGGCATGGGATGTGGGGCGACACTAACCCCCCGACGATGGACACTTGGTGGTACTACCAGATGGAGGGGCTTGACCCCAAGGATGGTGTGTCGCCCAACAACAACGGCTGGGATGTGTTCAAGCAACCCAGCGGAAGGAGTCCGTATGCAGAAAACATCACGAACTTACCGGACGGGTATTACGACACTCAGGGTCGTTCCGAAGAATACCATCCGAGTTTTTATCGTACGGAGAGTACGGTCTATCCTCAGCCGGTATGCCTGTCTACAAATACTTCAGGCCCGACTACCACATGGCTAAAGAGCGTCTCGCGACCTATACTCAATGGTAGTTCGTCCTGTGGTCGTTGGGATGGACTTGGGACTTACACCGGCGGCCGTCATCGGACAGCAAGACCCAAGAGGGCGGGCACTGATACTTGACGAAGCTGTATCGTTTGACATGGGCATCCAGCGGTTTGTCCGCACGGTGTTAAAGCCCTTACTTTACGAACGCTTCCCCGGTGCCCCCATACTGGTTGTCACTGACCCGGCAGGTATACAGCGGGCGCAGACTGACGAGCGCAGTGCGGTGGACATCATCAAAGCTGAGGGACTTAGGGTTATCCCTGCTAAGACTAACAACGTGTCAGCACGGATTAACGCGGTCGATGAGTACCTCATGCGGCAGGTGGACGGCGATCCGGGGTTTTTGGTTGACCCCCGGTGTACGCAGTTAAAGGCCGCCATGATGGGTGGGTATAGGTATAAACCCCGAGGCGATGGGGATATCGACAAGAACAAACACTCGCACGTTGCTGAAGGTTTACAGTACCTGATGCTCCACATAGCCACGGCTGGTGAGGGCCACTTTCTTATGCAGCGCCGTGATATCAAGCCAGTTGCGGCTGCCGGATGGACTTGATATACTGTGGCTGTCACCTCCTCTCCCCCGCCTTCAGGGAGTTATGCCCCGTTGAGTTCTGCTCCGGGGCATTTTTTTCACTTGACAAGTTCTTGAGATAAGCGTACAACTCGCACCAATATCTCGGGAGGAGAACTCTGTGAGTAAGTCTGGCAAACCATATACCTGTTATTCGGATAATCCCAAAATGGGACAAGCGCGTATTAAAAGCTATGAAGACGGCGGTATTGTTGGCCCTGCTGCCCAGATGGGCGGTGAACAGTTTTATTCTGCTGCACAGAGCGCAGGACTTTCAACCGACAAAGGTACGCTTAACCAGATCGTTGACTTGGTTAACAAAGGGTATAGTGTGAAGGACGCGGCAAAAACAGTTGCTAGTCGCCGTGGTTCTAAAAAAGGTGCTGCCTAATGGCTGGTTTAACATTCCTTCGTGTAGTCAACAACGACACTCTTGTTAAGCAAGAGAAGGAAGCTGCTGACCGCGCACTGTCCGATAGACAGAACCAACCAGTTATTCTTGGCTTGGCTGCCTACCTGCGCCAGTGTTGGGATGTAGCGCAACTAGCGAAGAAGCCCATCGAGCAGATCATGCTCAAAGCGATGCGGCAGCGCAACGGTGAGTACGATGCAGACAAGCTGAATCAGATTCGCAAACAAGGCGGCTCTGAGATTTACATGATGATTACTGAAGTCAAGTGCCGTGCGGCTGAGTCGTGGCTTCGCGATATTCTGCTTGACAGTGGCGCACCCCCTTGGGATTTACATGCCACACCTATCCCCGATCTTTCTCCCACACAGACCAAAGAAGTACAGGCTGCCTTTGCCGAGAAGGTTCTGAAGATGGTTGAGGAACTAGGGCAGGCACCGACGCAAGAGCAGATGGCTGAGATGCGTGAGATGGTCAGTCAAGACTATCGCTTCAGTGTATTGCGTCAGGCGCAAGCGCGTGCTGACCGCATGAAGATTAAGATTCAAGATCAGTTTGCCCACGGTGGTTGGGAAGAATCGTTCAACGATTTCATCACTGACCTCGTTACATACCCCGCAGCCTTCATTAAAGGGCCGGTAGTCCGTCGCCAGCGTGCGTTAGGGTGGAAGGTCAATGCAATGGGGCAAACGGTTGTAGAGCCGATTGAACGCCTTGGCCCTGAGTTTGAGCGTGTCGATCCGTTCCGTATCTATCCTGAGCCGGGCATTTCCAATATCAAAGAAGGCTACCTCTTTGAGCATCACAAGCTATCGCGCATGGCGCTGTCTGATCTGATCGGCGTGCCGGGGTATGACGATGATGCAATTCGCAAAGTCCTTGACATTGGCAACGGCCAGTCTTGGATCAGTGAAGATGTTGAGTTGCTTAAAGACGAGGAGGAGCGCAAGTTCTACTCCTACATGCGACCAACAACTGAGTTTGATTGCCTAGAGTTCTGGGGCAAAGTAAGCGGTAAGATGCTTATCGAGTGGGGATTATCTGAAGAAGATGTCCCTGATGAGACGCGTGAGTACGACGCAAACGTGTGGCTAGTAGGTAACTACGTCATCAAGGCTGTGTTGAACTACGATCCTCTTGGGGAGAAACCTTATGCTAAAACGTCTTTTATCAAGTGCCCCGGTGCTTTTTGGGGTAAAGGTATTCCAGAAATTATTGAAGACCTGCAAGGAGTTTGCAACGCGGCTGCGCGAGCGCTTGTCAACAATATGGGCATCTCTAGTGGCCCGCAAGTAGAAGTTAACCTTGAGCGTATTCCTCCTAACGAGGATATTACTCAGTTGCATCCGTGGAAAATCTGGCAGACGGTTAACGATCCTGTTGGATCAACTGCGCCTGCTGTGCGCTTTAGCCAGCCTGACTCGCGTGCCAATGAACTGGTGGCGGTCTATGAGAAGTTCAGCCGACTGGCTGATGACCACTCCGGTATCCCGGCGTATGTCTACGGCGATCTGAATGTGCAGGGTGCGGGTCGCACCTCCTCAGGTCTGTCTATGCTTATGGGTGCCGCAGGTAAAGGCATCCGTCAGGTTGTGATGCACATTGACACAGATGTTGTGAAGCCCATCGTGCTGCGCCAGTTTGTTTACAACATGCGCTACGATGAGGATGAGTCCATTAAGGGCGATGCTGAAGTGGTTGCTAAGGGTGCGATTAACCTCGCAGTCAAGGAAACCGTCAACGTGCGCCGCATCGAATTCCTTAACGCAACCGCCAATCCGATTGACATCGAGATTCTTGGTAAGGATGGTCGCGCCGCGATTCTTCGC